TCACATAGTTAGCGCCAGGACCAACACCGGCAGCGCTAAAGATGTTGATTGTGAGCAAGCCAAACAGGCGATTCCGGCTGTCTGACGTGTCACCGTGGCTCAAGTATTCGCTGCTGCCAAAGGTGACCAGGCATTGCACCCAGCTGCTATTCGGTGTCGGCTCGTACGGCATGTTGTGAAACACGACCGGCACGGCTGGAGTGTTTGCCAGCTCTGTTGCTAAGCGCCCTTCGACAGCAGCGCGAACGGTGTTGAGGTTGAGCGCTGCCATTACCTGCCCTGCGTGATTGCCCGCATCAGTCTGGGGACATGCTTGCGGCTTAGCTCTTTGCCAAGCAGGTCAGGGAAACCCTTCTTCGCGCCTTGGGCTGTGCGCCATTTGCCTTGCCATGACGGCGGCATGTCTTTGCCGTACATCACAGGGCGGGCGTACTCCATGTTGTTGATGATTCGCCCGGTGTAAGGCTGGTCCACATTCACGGTCCAGCTCTGACGCAGCACCCCGGTATCGACAGGAGTGCCCAGGTTGGGCGGTTGTCTGGTCTGCAGCTCTGACGCCCACAGCAACGTGGTCCGCTTCACCAGGTCTTGCACCTGTTCGTCGAACAGATTGCCGATTTGCTTAAGCGGGATCAGGTTGCGCGCCATCGCTACGCCCTCAGCACAAGCTCGTAAATCAGATCGACGCCAGTCAGCTCTTCCACCCGCACTTCGATGATCTGATGAATCACCGAGTCGATCACCACCTTGTCGCGGTTGCTTGGGCGGGACGTGAACGCTTCAGCAGGCACAGTCAGGATCTTGTCGCCTGCCTGCACCAGCTCATTCACTTCGCGCTCGCTGACGTTGCTCAGCGTGCCTTTGTGCTCAGTGTCAGTGTTGGTTTCAGCGACAGTGCCGTCAGTGGTGTTGTAGCTGCCGGTGCTGACGCTGCGGAAGGTAACCTCAGTGCCCACCTTGGTGAACGCCTTAGGAATCGCTTTGGCAATCAGATCCCCGAGTGCCATCAGATTCGGTAGGCAACAACGGTGCCGCTAGTGAGCGTGACGCTAGTGAAGACGCCATACATCTCGCAGCTTGCCTTCAGTGGCACAGCCGAAAGGGTGTTGCCGGTGTAGTCCGATGCAACCAGAGTCGCAATCACGGAATCTTCAAGGGCAACGATTTTGCCGAAACGCCCAGTGTGCGCAGCGGTGTCGTCGATGTACTCAGCGCCGGGGTAGGCGTAACCCATGATTAGCTCCGTTTGATTGAGACGTTGCCCGGTCCACTGATTCTAAGTCCGGTGAAATAACGCTCAACCATTGGCGGGATGCGATCTGCACCCACTGCACCGTAGAAGTTGGGCGTGAGGTTGACCGAGCCGACTTGCAGGTTTTTGAAGTCTTCCAGCCCGCTCAGCTCAAGCCCGTCAACGTTGTTGTGCAGGTAGACCGCCAGGACAATCGTCGCCCGCTTGATCTGATCTGGAATCTCTTCTGACGTGAAGTAATCCGTAGTGATCCGAAACGGGAAGCCGACGCTGTAGGTGTTGATGTAGGTGTCCGGTTTTCTGACACCAGTGCGCGGCCACTGCAACGCTTGGGTGTCAGTCGCACGCGCACCCAGGAACCGCTCGCGATCAATGCGCTGCGTTGCGGTAACTAAGGAGCGATTGCGGTTGTCATCGGTGCCCGAATCCCACTTGGCGGCATCGGTGCTCTTGACCATGCCCTCGACAAGATCGTCGGCGTCACTCAGCGTCAGGTAGCTGTTTGCGCTTGCGCCCCCGACTGTTGCGTCGATTGTGATTGCCATCGGGCTTCTCGGAAGATTCCTCTGGAGTTTCGTTCACAGGGCTAGGGGCTGCCACCGAAGCAGCAGCCGCCTGTTCCTGTGCTCGCCTAAAAGCGAACAGACCCATCAGGAGCTAGCGCCCTTGATGACGACATAGTTGAGGACGATTGCCTCAGAAGCGGAAGAACCAGACAGGTTGGCAACAGTGATCGCAAAGGATCCAGCCGCCAGGCTGTTGGCTTGCACCAGGTAGGCGCCCGCAGTGCCAGCCGAAGCATGGTTCACGAGAACCACGTCGGAGGCAGTCACCTTGTCGTTGGTGACGGTGAACGAAACCTCAGCGCCTGCTGCCAGGGCTGCGTCGTTCAGGGTGATTGCACCAGCGGCAGCGTTGATCGTTACGCCAGTGCCCTTGTTGGTCGCCTGTGTGACCGAGGAGCCGGTGGTGTAGCCGATAGCTAAACCAGCGGTTGCTTCAAAAACAGATGCCATTAGGGGTTACCTCCGATCAATCCATGTTGGAAACGTTGGTAGCCCGCACGATCCCAAGGTTCTTGGTCTCGTACACCTTCGACCAGTTGCCGACGGTCTCAAGGGTGCTGCGATTCGGGTTGGTATCGCTAGCAGTCCAACGGCTACCGACAGGGTGGTAGACGTAGTGCAGGTCGATCGACATGGCATCACTCTTGGCGAGGATGTCACGGTCGGTCTCAGTCTGCATGGCAAGCTGTTCGCCAGACGCCACAGCCCCTTCGGTGAAGAAGTAGGTGGCGTACTCGGTCGAGGAACCGCTGCCGGCAGTTTGCACGTCGTCAGAGACGATCACGCGCAGACCCATGAAGGTCGGAACGCTGGGGCTGCCGAAGGCATTAGCGGTCGAACCCTGGGCGGCGCTGGTGTCAGCTGCGCCAGTGTTGTCGTAGATGAAGTCAATCGCACGACGCTCGATCAGGTCGTAATAGACCGACGAGTGGACACACATTGCGGTGAGCTTGTCGCCCTGGTCGCCCAGCTTGTTGCGAGCCTGTGCAACGTGGCGGGGGGACAGCACAGTTGGGGTGTCACCGGACTCGCCGTCGATCGTCAGAGCGAAGAACGCGGCAGAGCTGCTGGTGGAGTTAACCGAGCCAAACACACCACCCAGGCAGGACAGAAGATCCTTCTGGCGTTGGTTGGCAACGTACTCAGCAACCTTGGCACCGATGGCAGCCATCGGATCGCTACCAGCTGCAAGAGCTGCGAGGTCACGGCTCTCGAAAGCCCGACCACGGTGCAGAATCACCCCGGTCTGACGATCAGCAGTGATCTTGCCAGGAGTCAGAGAAGAGCTGTCAGACAGCACTTCAAAGTCACCAGAAAGGTTTGCCTTGAAGAAAGGCACGTTAACGAAGTCACCGCCCTCGGTGGCATTTAGCTCTGCCATAGGCTGCACAACACCGCTAGCCAGGAAGGCATCGCGCTGAGTGGTCTGCTCAATGACGTACGGCGTAAATACCTCGGGAACGATGATGTCAGACCGAAGGGTCGCCATCGTTTAATTCCAAAAGTGTTTAACGGTGTTGGGCGTAACCCAAATTGGCTCCGCGTAGCTTCGCCTTAAGCCGCATGTTAGCGGTTGGCTTGTGCTTTCAACCTTTCGTATAAATCACGATCAGTCTTAAACAGGCGCGATTGTTCGGTCAGGTTGTAAGTGCCGGGAGCGAACGGGTTGTTCATGCCTGCCGGGATTTCCCCAGAGCTGCGACCCACGGGTGCACCACTGCCTTGCGGCTTGGGTTGTTTCTGCATCCAGCTGGGCAAAGTCTTCGCCCATTCAGTGACAGGGGTGCGCTGGTAGCCATCGACCACTACGACCGTGCCGTCAGCCTCGCGCTCAATCTGATCAGGCGAAAGCTTGGTCTTCATGATCAGATCAGGATCATGCACGATGTCAGCAAGCGCACTGACCGCAGGGGTCAGGAGCTCAAGCTCACGCACACGCTGCTCTAGCTCTGCGATGCGTTTGTCTTTTTCAGCAGTTGCTTCGCGGAATTGCTGCTCGAGTGCCTGACGGGCTTCGCTGTACTTGCCCTGCTGCTCTAGCTCTGCCTGTTCAGCCTGACGCTTGAACTGGATCAGCTCATCAACGTCAATGCCGTCAGGCACTTTCTTTGATTTTTGGAGCTTGCCAATTAGTTCGTGGTTTTTGCGCTCCAGCGCTTCGACGCTGCGCTGCAATGCATTGACCTGATCGTTGGATTGCTGCTCAACAGGCGTAGCCTGCTGCTCTTGCTCCTCGGACATGAATAACCCGTAAGGCTAATTTCGCCCGCAGCGTATCACCTACCACTTGACTTTGTTCGCCCAGTACGCAGCGCTGGTCTTACCTTTAGCAATGTTTTTGGCGTGACGTGCCTTGAAGGATGCGCGTTTTGCCTTGTCTGCGGCTGATTCCCCTTTGCGAGGTGGCTTGGTTTTTGCACCTTGCTGACCAAAGCGAATCAGCTTGGGCTTGCCATCAACCTTGACCACTACAGCGTGCGACTTGCCACTGCTGTGACCAGGTGTGCGGATGGGCTTGTCGTAGCCCTCAAACCGATGCCCGCCTCGCTCAATCATTTGCGCTTAGGAGCAGAGCGCAGTTGCGAACGGCGTTTGAGCACAGCGTTCCCGGTTGACTCAGATTTGATCCGAACCACGGGGTCATCCTTTGAGCCGACACGGGTGACAGTGCCGCCAGACGGACCCTTGATGCTTGCCCGTTGACCGCCAATGCTGGTCACGGTGCCGTATGTGCGAGTGCCCTGGTACACCCAGCTCACACGCGAGCCCTTGCTGATAGCCATCTATTTGCCCTTTTTGGTGGTTTTCTTGCCACCTTTGCCCATTGGCTTGGGCTTCCCTTTGTGGTACGGCATCAGCTCAAGGCGGATGCGGTCATGCTATTCGGCTGTTTTTTTGCGTACTCGTGCCCTGGGCTTTGCTTTTGGCTTTTCTTGCTGCACAGGCTGGGCGCCTTCAACTGCCAACCCAAAGCGATTGACGTACTGAACAGTGCCATCCTCAAGACGGCGCTGGCGAGCAAGCATTAGCTCGCCGTTGACCATTACTGCAACCTGCTCATCGCTCGACATTCGGATACCTCTTAGCCAGTTGATCCAAGGTTAGTTCCGTCCCATCCTCACGCACAAAGCGACGCAGTGCATCATCTGCGCCGTACTTATTTGCCAGGTGGGCGAAGTATGGCTGCTTGCTGCCAAAGACTTTTCTCTGCTCGTCCTTGTTTTTCTGCAGCCAAGCGCCGTAGCTCTCGAACTCATTTTTCTGCTCCTCTTCAAGCCCTTTAATCAGGGGAGCACGGATGGAACGGCAACCAAAGTGCAACGGCGGCTGTGGACCGTCACCCCAGTCGTACACCTTGCCGTCCAGTGACCGGCAGATTGGCGTCGTCTTGCTGTCCAGCACAGCGCGGTAGATGTACTGCGTCGTGATGTCTGGGTTGTCTCGAGCCACAATCTCACGCGCCTTGTCGGTCACCTGCGTAATGGTGCTGCGCACGATTGCCCGAACTTGATTGTTGGGTCGCGCTGTCAGCAGCCCACCCTTCTGGATCTGCTGAGCAACGCTTGCCGTCTCGCCCTTCTGCAATCTGCCCTTGAGCCTGCGGACAATGCTCTGCATCGACTCGCCAGTCAGGATGCCGTTTCGCACTGCTTGCCCAAACATCTGAGCCTCAGCCGTGCTCATGCTTTGGAACGCTTTGCGCACGACCTCACCATTTGGCAGCGTCATCGTGGCACCGTCTGCCACTGCAACCGTGGCAAAGCGCCTGGC